ATACCCTATGATATGAATCGCATTTTATTCTTCGTCGAGGTCAATTATTGGAGGAGCGAATGCTTTTAGATTCTGACTGACTGACTCTGCTTCATTTATTAATTCTGAAATGCTCATATTTTCTGGAGTGATTGATATTTGCACTGCAGGCTCTTCTCTCTGACCCCAGCCAGCCTTTTTCTCGAGCCACCATTTTGCACTTGAAATATCACCCTCTTTAATCGCTCGGTGTACAATTCCCATAGCCATTATGTCAGGTCGAGCCATAGCCTGTTGGAATTCTAAATAAAAATCACGATAGATTCCAGAAGAAGCACGCTCCCCACGAGAGAGCCAGTTAATCAGGGTGACTAAAGTTATACCAGCGTGTGCGCAGGCAAGTGACTTTGAACCACCCACAGATATGACTTGAATGATATCTCGTTTGCTTTTATCGTTGAGTTTACTCTTTCGGCCCATTTATATCTCTCTCTCTTTTACCCATTGCCCAGTTTACACGACCCTCGATTATAGGGAAATAGTCCTCGGTCATTTCGCACCCGACTGCATTGAATCCCTCAAGTATTGCCGAAACTGCAGTCGTGCCTGAACCGAGAAACGGATCGAGGACAGTTCCATTGGGTGGGCATAAAAGTCTGCAGAGCCAGCGCATTAACTTTTGTGGTTTTACGGTCGGGTGAAAGTTTGCACGCTCTGGACTTGGATTGCCGTCCACCCACCTTTCACCATCTCGTCCAATAAAACCAATGGGGACTCCTGTATTTAAATGATCCAGTCCCTCTTCTTTTTCCGTTCTCTGAGGCTTTTTGCATTGATAGACGTTTGAAGGCCAACGACCCCCTTTGGGCTTGTATGCAGAAATATCATTTTTCTGATCTAGATCTCTTTGGCCCATTTCGCCATAGGCAAATGCCTGAGTTGATCCTATTGTAGGCTTATCCCATTGATCAGAACAATCATGGCCTGATCCGAAATGACAATCATCCCCATAAGGAAATCGAGCTGCCTCGATATTGATTGCCCCAGTACCCCACTTTAAAACATTCTCTGCGACGTTTTTGCAGTCTGGATCGATTGGTTTTCTACAGAAAACTGCCGGCTCCTGCGCAGGCTTCAATGCAGTGCCCCAGCCAGCCCACTTGATTGCGTCTGGGTGGGCTGGCGCAGTCACGTCAAGATTAACTGACTTTGAGGCTCCAATCGTATGACGACCTGTTTCTTCACTGTTTGCAATTCCAGATTGCTTTTCTCCGATTTTCTTTCGCTGGTCGGTCGTGCCATTCATTTTATCAATCTGCTTCGAGATATCGAGGCTTTTTGGGAAGCCGGAGGTGTACACCCACGAGATCATATCACGCACCTCGAATCCAACCTCTGCGAGTGCGACTCCCATTGGGAATACAGTACGACTGCCAGAGAATGCAACGAGGTGACCACCGTGCTTCAATACTCGAAAGCATTCGCTCCACAATTCTTCTGAATAGGCAATGCCAGTCGAGTCCCAAGGTCTCCCCATAAAACCAAGTTCATAAGGTGGGTCAGTTACAATTGCGTCGATTGAATTTGATTCCAGTGTTTTAAGAGTGTCGAGGCAGTTTCCTTTTAATAACTGGAAAGAGAGGTCACAGGTGTTTTCTTCATAGCTAGCTGGCTCTCCGTTTCCGTCTCCAAAATCTTCTGCGTCGGTGAGTGTATCCAGCAAGTCATTTAACTCGTCGTCCTCGAATCCTAGAATATCAAGGTCCTCTCCCTGATCACGCAGATCGATTAAAAGGCTCGAGAGTTTATCTGTATCCCATTCTGCTTTTTCCCCGAGTTTATTATCGGCAATCATTAACAGTTCTGCGTCGGTCGGTGTCAGATCAACGTAGATAACTGGGACTGTTTCGAGGCCCAGTTTGCGACTAGCTTTAAAGCGAGTGTGACCACAGAGAATAGTTCCGTCAGAGTTTGCAATAATAGGACTGGTGAATCCGAATCTATTTATCGAGTTTGCAATCGACTGAACTGCCTCGTCATTCGAGCGTGGATTCTTCGGGTGAGGTTTCAATTCGTTAACAGACACAAACTGACCGACTGACTGATTGTTACTTTCCATTTTTTCTTCCTTTATATTCTTTATCGACTGCGTCTCGGACGATTTTGGATTTTGACTTTCCAGTCTCATTCTGGAGAGTCTTTATCTGTGATATTGTTTTCTGGTTCAAAGATATGCAGACTGCTTTTGGCTTTAAGTCATTCTGACCGTGGCAGTCGCAGGGATCACACTCGCAAGCCGGACAGATCATTATCGCACCAGATATAGACGATCAGCGAGGTGCTGCTGGAGTATCTTTTTGCAATACACTGCTGGATCTTCTCCGTGTGCAATCTCTGCAAGCAGCTTGATTTTAACCAGTTCACTCGGGGTAAAGGTGATTGTTAATTTTGTTTCTGATTCGATCTTTTTGTGAGTTTCTTCTCGCTTCGTTTCTTTGATCTCTTTCGTTTTCTTCTCAGCCATTTTATTCTCCTTGGATTTTCAGTCCTTTATATTTTAAGTGTTCGATATTGTAGCAGTACCAGTCTATGGATTCAAAATAAGTCCATTTGTATTCAGTCATTAAACACTCAATCAGTTTCTCAAAGTCATATATGACTGGGTCTGAATTTACGATTGCAGATTCGAATACTCTGCGTGGCTTAAGATAGACCATAGTGCTCCAATAGAAAAGGGAGAGGCAAGCACCTCTCCCACACTATATAGTTTTATTTTACCGACGTCAATCAATCTTGAATTAAAGAGCGACCGAGTTTCAGTCTGGAATATGGAAAATCGGTTTATTTCCTCTCATACAGTCAGCAAGACTTTTCGGTGCAGAGAGTGGAGCATTCGGATCTTTTTCAATCCTGCGTCGAAGCTTAACTGCGTCCTCAAACTTTTTCTTCTTATCAAGTCGAGGTCGCATATTGTACTGCTCTCTGATCTCTGGAGGCATTTCGACTCCATATCTCTCACACTGCCATTCTCCACAGACTCCAGTCCACGTCGGGTGATCCCAGCAAGGATATACCTCATTTGGATCTTCAAGTTGATCTGGGTCACCATATCGTAAAATGCCCCACTCAATCCGATTGAGAAAAGTAATTGAGGCAAGCTCTTTCGGGTCGATCTTTCTATTCTGATTCTCGCACCAGTATCCAACGTGTATCTCTGCGTCGTCGTCGTGATTCCGAAGCCATTCAAGTGTAGAGTGGAGTGGGGATCGAGTGACCTTGCTACCAAGCTCGCAGTCACAGTTTGCGACACATTGATATTCACCGATTTTGTTTCTGCTGGGGATAAAGCCATAATAATAAATGCGACGATATCCTCCCTCTTTACCGTCCGGATCAGTCCTACAGTTTCTGCAATAATACGCTGACAGATCGATTGTGTGCCAGTGCCCCAGAAAGTCTTCTCTCTTATATAACACCTCTGCAACCTGTGGAAGAGTAGGAAGCCAGCTGGGCATAACGTCAGTCAGATACTCCAGAAATGCCAGTTTTAAAAAGTCTCTCGGTATATTGTAAAACTTTCTCTGATATGGTCCGAATTGACTGCGAATCCAAAATACATTCTTTCCGTGGTGGTCAGCTAGATTGCTGAGGAATCGGTGAATGATTTTATCTTTCGAGGTTGTTACATAGTCGGGGAAATTGATTTTAGAATCGCTCATTGCGACCTCCGTTGATTATTTTCTTGATTGGTTTATTGATTGGCTCGTTGATTGGCTCGGTGCTTGGTTTATTGATTGTAATTTGTTTCTGGGCGACTTTCCAGAGACGTCGGACCGTTGTATAACTGAGTTTATTCTCCCGACTGTATTTCAGGAGATTGCTTTTCTGCCACGAGAGTGCAGTCATATACAATCGGCAATAATGCCAGATCACCTCCGGTGACTCTTCGAGGAGGTGCTCTGGGACTTTAACGTATAACTCTCTCATTTAATTTGAATTGAGTGATAGTTAAGATCGCAAGTCAGTCCGTCACGATAAATGACGACTGAATAAAGCCACTGGGTGGGGCATTCTTCTTCTGGGTGTACATACCAGCGCTGGAGTAACATATCGTCTGGATCTGGGTGCTGCTCTTTGAGTGTTTCAAGGATTGCAAAAAAGGTCTTCCGAGTTATCGGTCGACTCGCTATATTCATAGCTGACATAGAGTGGTTCATATCGGTGGCTCCGTTGGATCAGGACTATTCCTGACAGTGACAGTGTATAAACTTTTATACACAAAGTCCAGTCTAAAAGAGAGATAAAGAGAATTATTTTTTATAGCAGTTCGTCAGTTTGCTTCTTCGAGAATGCACCAGTTTTTCAGTCTTCCGGAGTTTTCTAACGAACTGACGGACGGCCTATAATTATATTTTTCATTATCGTTTTCTTTATTATGTGTCTTTAAGTCCCTAGAATGTTTACACTTTTCCCGAAAAGTTGACCGGTGTTTGCTGGCTCTTTTAGCGAGGTTTTATCGACCTTTAAGGTCTGGAAAAAATAAGTGTAAACATTCTAGGGACTTATAAGTATTTTTTTGCTGGCAGTTTGTTGGTAGTTTGCTGGCAGTTTGCTTCTCGGTTTTATGTTGACTCGGAATATAACACCACGACTTTAGAATTCACCTCGGGTGCGAGTGCAAAAGTGATTCCCTGATTGTCGGAGTCTTCTGTATAGTCTTCATTCTTTATCTGGAGGAGGCCATTGTAAAATACCTGCAGAGTCCCGTCGGTATATTCGCTGCCTGTTGAGAGATTGATATTTGATCCATTCACCTGAGACGATAGATTTTCAGTGATCAGACTGCTAGCTGAGCCTCCTCCTCCTCCACCTGACGTCCCTCCATTGCGTCCGATTATTTGTACGACTGACATTATCTATCTCCAAAATAAGTCATATTGACTTCTTCTATTGTACAGGACCCAGTATTGGTTTTAACGAAACAAAACAGGTCGGTGGTCAGTTTTGTTTTTGCATATGCATTCAGAGCGAATACCACACTCCCTTTTGTGGGAGTCGTTAATCCAGTGTAAATATCTGAAACTGTATCGGTGATAATCATTTTGTCGCCAGTATTATCGACGCAGACTCGAATCGATAACTCGGTCGCTGCAGATATTGCCGACATATGAACGGTGATCAAACTCAGATATCCCTCGAATGGCTGGTCCGGTGGAAACATATCCATATTTATTGGTATCACTTTTCCGACTTCGAATGCCGACGAGATTCCAGAGACTGCCGACTCGGAGTCGACCAGATTAATGCTACTCATTTTAGCACTCCTTTA